AAGCAGTAGAAGAGCCAGTAGCGGAGCCGGAAGCAGAAGCACCAGTTGAAGAACCACCAGCAGAAGACCCTGCTCCAGAAGCGCCAGCTGATGATTCCACTCCAGATGGAGGGGGTCCAGATCATAGAATTGCTAAATTTGTAGAATTATTATCACAACAACCTTCACTAAAACATAAAATTGGAATGGTTATTGTAGCGTTAGATCAACATACAGAGAGTATGGATCCGCAATCGAAACAACAAATTTATAATTTATTGAAGCTTGCAGCAACTAATAAATTGAGTAGCCTAATGAAGGGCTCTGAATAAATTTTATTTTAAAAAGTTATGTCAAAGAAATTAAAGAACGTAAACGCCGTAAAACAATTACTGGACGGTAGTCACAAGTTCCAGACCAAATCTAAAATTGCATTGGGGAATGAGAAAGAATATGAAAATCATAAGGTCGGGGATACATGGGAAGAAAAAAATAGTAAAACTGGTGTAGTCTATATTATAGAGCAAAAAGAAGGCTTTACAGTTAGAAAATTAAAGAACTCTGGATTATTTAAAAAGATTCGCGAGGATCTAAATACGTTCTCAAATTGTCCAAAAGAGAAGTGTACCTGTCTAAAGCCTCAACGCATTGATGAGAAGATGCGTCGCATTCATGGAATGTGTTTTGACTGTGTTATTGACATGGAACACCAAATGAAACAAGACGGAACATTTGACGAATATTCCAAAAACATGATTGAAAAAAATGCCAGAGCGTGGCTCAAACAAGCAGAAGAAGATGTGAAACTACTAAAGAGGGTGTATACAGAATCTCGAGAAATTGTTAAAGATGAATATGGGAAGATGGAACATTTAGATGCAAAAATGACAGTTGAGGAATTTGAAGAAAAAATTGAAAAAGAATTTGAAAAGTATAAGAAAACATTTTTAGAAAATTTAGAGAAGGATAATGATAAAAGATAAATTATTTAATTTTTGGTTATCTATAAAAGGATGGCTAAGATGGAAGACCAGATTAAGTATGTTTACAGATGTAGACATTATCTATAAATTAAATACTGTTTATACATATTTAGATCGTTTTGAAAATTTAAATGATTGGAACAAGGGATTGTGGTGGGGAGATTTCCACCCAAATGAAACTAAATACACACATGATGATGAAGTTAATATAACTTCTAGAGGAGTGAAATTTACAACTAGCCGGCGACCTACTATTCATGATGGTAAGGAATATCGATATTCATGTGGGCTTATTGAACATAAACAAACATTTGGACATGGATATTTTGAAGTAAAAGCAACGTGCTATGGTGGTAAATCTCTTTGGAATGCTCCACTTTGGTTTGTGTCAAAGGGCGACGGGAGTAAAGAAGAATTTACATCTGTTCCTGAGTTTGATGTTTGTGAAGTATACACAGATGCAGATGGATCAAACATGCATGGCAACAGTGATGTTCACTACGGTAAGACATATGAAGAAGAATTAAACGCTGGACCTAGAACCCATACACATAAGGGAATGGAAGGTAAGCCAATGAGATATGGACTGCTATGGGAACCAAATCGACTTTCAGTTTATTATGACGGACAATTAGTAAGACGGTTTACAAATAAGAAATTGGTGTCAACATTTAATAAGAAAATTATGCCGATAATTAACTCATCAGTAAAGAACGATAAGGTCGCTAATGAAACAACGGCTATGATAGTAAATTACTTTTTATATTATAAACTGGAGAAATAAATGGAATGGATTAAAAAATATGGATTAATAATTCTGGCAGCAATTGCAGCAGTATTTACTGGCGGTGTGTTGGTGTCTAACAAGAAAAAAGAGCGTAAAATTAAAGAAGCAGAGGATAGAATTGCAGCCCGCGTGCTTGAGAAAGAAAAGAATGACGTCAGAATCGAAGAGGTAAAGAAGAAGAAAGCTGCGGTTAAGAAGGATATTGACGACGGTAAGAAGTTGGTTGATCTAATAAAGAAGACACCAACCCCAAAACCAAAAAAAAGAACACCAGGTGGAGCAAAGAAAAATATTTTAGATAAAACAAAAAGGTCACAATGAAGTACTTACTAGCATTATTATTCATGTTATTTACTTGTACTACACATGCACAGATAGACAGCACTAGAATGACGAATCCTATCGATAGTATTTGTTTTACTGAGCAACAAGTGCAAGATATATCATATACAATTGATTCATTAATCATTAAAGATTCTGTTAATCAGGTAATTATAAGTGAGCAGGACGGTGTAATTACATCACAGTCACAGTATATGAGGCTTGACTCGTTGGAAATAATGTTCCTCAATGAAAATGTAAAATTCCTAGAAGGGAACATTAATGACTATATTAAAATTAACCAGCAATTGAAGCCGAAATGGTATGAAAAGCCTGGACTATATTTTATATTGGGTATAGTTACAACGACCGCCATTGCAAATTATGTTGTGGTAACAGTAAGGTAAGTATGTCTCAAAAGGATCTTAAGACAATTATACGTGAACAGTATGTAAGATGTTCACAAGATCCTATATTCTTTCTCCGACAATATTGCTACATTAAACATCCAAAGCGCGGTAAAATAAAATTTGACCTATACCCCTTTCAGGAAAATACATTAGATAGTATTCGAAAACATTTATATAGTATTATACTAAAAGCTCGACAGTTGGGCATCTCAACTCTTGTAGCTGGATACTCCCTATGGTGTATGTTATTTACTCCAGACTTTGATGTATTAGTTGTAGCTACAACTCAAGAGACTGCTAAAAACTTAGTAACTAAAGTGCAAATTATGCATGATAACTTACCTAGTTGGCTACGCGGAAATATTATTACTAACAATAAATTGTCGTTAGAATTTAGTAACGGCTCTAGAATTAAAGCGATATCATCGTCTAAAGAAGGCGCACGTTCTGAAGCAACTTCATTACTAATTATTGATGAAGCAGCCTTCATCCAAAACATTGATGAGATATGGTTATCAGCTCAAGCAACACTATCAACGGGTGGTGGGGCAATTGTATTATCAACTCCAAATGGTGTAGGTAATTTCTTCCACGCAACGTGGAATGAGGGGATAAAAGGAAAAGAAGAAGAAGAAGATATTGATTGGAACACAATTCGACTACACTGGACATTACATCCGGAGCGAAACGATGTTTGGGCAGCAGCTCAGTTAGCTAAATTGGGCAAACGAGGCTTCGCACAGGAGCATGATTGTGACTTCGTAGCTTCTGGTCACACTGTGGTGGAAGGTCCAACTATTATAGAATTTGATAAAAAAACTATAGATCCAATCGAACGAAGAGGCCCAAATGGAAACTTGTGGATATGGGAGTATCCAGACTATACAAAAAATTATTTAGTTGTTAGTGACGTCGCTCGAGGTGACGGAGCAGATTTCTCAGCAGCACACGTAATTGATATTGAAACAAATACACAAGTTGCTGAGTATCACGGTAAAATGTCAACTAATGAATATGGAAATTTTTTAGTATCATTAGCGACAGAGTACAATAATGCATTGCTGGCAATTGAAAATGCAAACATTGGATGGGCAGCAATTCAGCCGGCGATTGATAGACATTATCCTAATTTATTCTATACATATAAAGTAGATGGGTATGTAGATTTAGAAATACAGTTAAGAAAAAATTATGATACCAAAGATAAATCACAAATGGTTCCGGGTGTCACTACATCTAGTAGAACAAGACCATTAATGATATCGGCGCTAGAAAGATATTTTAGAGAAGGAACTCCAATTGTAAGATCAAAAAGATTAACACAAGAATTATTAACTTTCATGTGGATTAATGGAAAGGCAGAGGCACAGGTTGGCTTTAATGATGACCTTGTAATGTCTTACGCAATTGGGTTATGGTTACGAGATACTGCACTTAAATTAAGACAGCAGGGATTAGCAATGGATAAGCGCGCAATGGGACACATTCAGCGATCAGATCCACAAATTTATACTAATAATAGAACTATGGATAATTCTGGATGGAATTGGAACCCCGGTACCGGTGACGAGAATTTGAAATGGCTGTTATAAGTATGGTTATATTTATATATAAAATAAGATAGAACTATGGCGTCATTAAGGAAACGTTTAAAGAATCTTTTCTCGACTAATGTAATTGTTAGATCGTACGGTAAAGACAAAATCAAAGTAGTTGATACAAATAAACTACAGTCTACTGGTAATTTAGCACAAAGTAAAGTTGCTGATAGGTATACTAGATTACACGGTACGAATAAACATCGTATTGGTGGAATGGGTGGATATGATTCCAATTACTATATGCACCAAAATCGTATGCAGTTATACACTGACTACGAAATGATGGACAAAGATCCTATCATATCTTCAGCACTTGATATTTATGCAGACGAATCTACACAAGCTAATCAATTTGGCGATATTTTAACTATCAAATCTAGTAACACCAATATTCAAAAGATATTATATAGTCTGTTTTATGATGTTTTAAACGTTGAATATAATATGTGGCCATGGATAAGAAATATGGCAAAATATGGTGATTTCTTCCTTAAATTAGA